TTGCAGCATCGTCTTTCCATCCCAGCAGTCGGGTGCATCAACTTAGCCACGCTGGATGCGCTCGCAGTTGCTCCGCCTGAATGGTAGGGAGCCAAAGAGAAGGGGGAACCGTAAATGGTTCCCCCTCTTTTTGTTTTTAGTAGGCTGATTTATCTTTAACTAATATTCGGATAGCCCAATCAAGACCAGCATTGAATCCATCCATCCACTCTTTATCTCTATGGTCATCGGCTAAATAAGTTTTAGCCTCTTCAATCTTTTGAATAAATTTATCTATATCTTTCACGGCTCGCCTTTCAGGGCGAGCCTTTCCCGCCCACCACCCCTCAACCCTATCACAAGAATCGGCGTGTCGCTACACGCTCGGTTAGAAAGTTGGCACTATGATTCCTGGTATGGAAAAACTTCCCCCTCATAGGTCGTACAGTCAGTTATCTACTTGGCAATCCTGCCCACAGAAATACTATCTTAGCAAAGTAGCTATGGTTCCAGAGAAACCTGCAGTCTATTTGGCTGCTGGTTCCGCTGTCCACTCTATGCTGGAATGGTTGAACCATGACTTCTACAGAGCCCAACAAGAATCTAATTGACCAGCGAGGTATACCCAGCAATGAGTGTATCAACTGTGGCTCAAACATACAGATTATCAGGGCAGTGTTCCAAGACTATGAACTGGTCATGTGGTTTACGGATAGCTTCTGTGCCACCTGTGGTTCGCCGATGACAACTCCCACCCCTGTGGATAACCCCGACTATACTCCGAAGGACGAAGATGACTTTAGCTGAGAAGTGGCTTGACGTATTTAATGAAGCGGTTAGAATTGCCGAAGAACAATCGGGGATTCAGAGCTCTGAGTGGAAGACTAGCGGTCGCAAGACTGCAGCCCGCCCAGACGGTGAAGACCTAGCGTTCTGGCAAAGCGATGGACTCAAGCAGGTTGAGGCGTACCAAACATGGTACAAACAATCTGGTTGGAAAATCGCTACTATGCCCGACGGTCGTCCTGGCATTGAATGGGACGCAAGTGTGCATTTCGGAGGCACACCTGTGCGCTTTGTCATAGACGTGGTGTACAAGGTAGGGGAAGACCTTGTCATCGTCGACTACAAGACAGGTGCTAGGACACCGTTTGGCATGATTCAGGCTGGCTTATACGCCAGCGGTATTGAACGTATGTATGGCATCCGCCCAAAGTGGGGCGCTTTCTTTATGACACGCCAAGGTCAACTTGATGACCTCATTGACTTATCGCATTTAACAATGGATTATTTTGATTATGTATTCGGAGCCATGAACGACAGCGTACAGCAGGGATGGTTCCCACCATCCGTCGGAGAGAACTGCAAGATGTGCTCGTTCCAAGATAAATGCCCAGCCATGGGTTCAAAAGATTTCCCATTGCAAATACCTACAACAAAGGGAAAGAAAGGAAAGTAGATGACTGAGTCTACGTTCTCATACACTGGCAAGTTGAACGGTCAGGACTTGTTTACCGTCCGAGGTAATACAGTTGCTGAGTTCACTGCAAACCTACAAGCTGCGCTGCTTGCTATCGCATCAGCGACAGACCTACATACACAGTTGCTTAGCCGTTCCAATCCGTCAGGTATGGACCGAGCAATCACTGCACTACAGGAAGCTGGAATGCTGGCTGAACCTGTATCTACACAACCTGCTACTGCTCAAGCAATTGAGGTAGTCAAAGACAAGTACGGTAATGAGTGGACATATGGACACCCAGATGCTCCATTACTACCAGATGGTCGTGGCAACTACGCCAAGAAGAAGGGCGTATCTAAGGCAGGTAAAACTTACGTTGGCTGGTTCGACCCAGCAAAAGGTCCAAAGCCTTTTAAGCCAGGTGCTGTAGAAGCAGAAACAATCTGGACTAAGTAATGCGTTCACTGTTGCAAGTAGTTGGTGTAGAATCACCAGCTGGCAAGCAATTGCCAGAGGTCTTACCGCTACTTACTGCTAGTCAAGTTACCTTTCGTCAGGCACAACTGCATTTAATTGCAGGACAACCAGGTGGCGGTAAGACCCTACTTGCACTGTGGTATGCAGTTACATCTAAGGTTCCAGCGTTATACATCTCAGCTGACTCTGATTCCAGAACAATCGCGACTCGTGCAGGCGCAATAATTATGAACAGAGATGTGTCCGATGTTGAGAGAATCATGGATACCGAAGCTAGTGTTCTCTTGGAAGATGCACTAGCCGAAGGCGCAGCACACGTTCGATTTGCCTTTGACCCTGCTCCATCCTTGCAGGACATCGAGGAAGAGATAGAAGCGTGGATTGAATTGCACGGTGCTCCACCTGTTGCAGTATATGTAGACAACTTAATGAACGTCGCAGCAGCCAGCGACAACGAATGGACAGCGTTACGCGACGCAATGTCCGCCTTTCACTACATGGCTCGTGAATACGAAACAGCATTCATCGTCCTGCATCACGTAAGTGAGAATGAAAAGATGAGTAAGCCAAACTACCCAGCGCCACGTAAAGCTCTGATGGGCAAGGTTGCTGCCCTACCAGAATTAGTTTTATCTGTGGCGCTGGATAGCACTGCTAATGTCTACCGCGTTGCGGTAGTTAAGAATCGTCATGGCAAGGCAGACCCGAATGCTGAGGAGTATGTAACTTTAGCAGCAGAAGCAAGCAAGATGATTCTCTATAACACATCGGCTGATTTGTTTAGAGCAAGGACTGTCAGCCAATGGAAATAACCAAGTCCAGTTTTGATTTAGATTTCACCTACGGTCGTGAAGGTGAGAAGTTGGTTGAACAACTTCTAACTAATGGTAAGACAGTAGAAGTAAAGCGCGACCGCAAGTGGCATCAGACTAACAATGTCTATGTAGAGATTGAGTGTTGGTTTATGAAGTCACAGTCCTGGGAATTGTCTGGATTGTCTGTCACAAAAGCTGAGTATTGGGCATTTGTTCTTGAACAAAGTATTGTCATGGTTCCTACTGACCATGTATGGTACGCGGTTAAGAACTTCGGTCGCGAGATAACTTGCGAGATACCACCGAATAGAAGTAAAGGCTACTTAATACAAGTAGAAGATTTACTTCTTACAACTAAAACATTGCGAAAGGAAACCAATGAACTTTCCAGACTTAACGAAGGGGCTATGTAGAGAGATAGGGATTGAACCGTTTTTCCCAGATGAATCAACGGTTGAACTCTACAGCTTTGCCAGAAAGATTTGTTCTGGCTGTGTAGTTAAGCAGGAATGTTTAGAGTGGGCAGTGAAACATGAGGACCACGGAATGTGGGGCGGTACAACTCCAACAGAACGTCGGGCAATCAGGCGACAAAGAAAGATTATTCTTCAAGAGATATATGTAAGGGAGTATGTATGAAATACTTTGGTTCAACAGAATATAGGTTGTTCAAACTGTGGCTACATTGTGGTTATAACCTAAAGAGATTTGCAATTGGATTCAGTATTGATAGATGGGGTCTTAACATTGACCTCGGACCATTCTGGTTTTCGATTGAGTTCTAATGACAACACCATCCAAACGCAAGGGTTCACAGTACGAGCGTGATGTAGTTAAGTGGCTCATCAGTATGGGTTACCCATGTGCAGAGCGAGCATACGGAGCTGGTCGTCACGACGATGTCGGTGACATAGACGGTATCGATGGTGTAGTTATAGAATGTAAGAACGAAAAGAGAATTAATATCCCTGGCTATCTCCAAGAGCTAGAGGATGAAATGATAAACGCTGATGCGGAAACAGGCGTGGTCCTCATCAAGAAGCGTGGCACATCTAATATCTCAGAGTCGTATGCAGTAATGCCTGCGGAACTCTGGGTGAATCTGCTAAAACAGGCAGGTTACAATGGACATCAGTGAAGCAGTGACAGTGCCTCACGAAATGAAAAGAGGTAACTATGCGGTTAGTGCTAGTGACACTGATTGGAATGGTATTGCCATTGGCAACACCAGCCCTAGCGTTATCACCAGAACTCACGGTCGAGAAACGATTGTCTGTAATCATGGACAAGAGGGACCGAGTGGAGTTTGCGATAACTCAGTTCACCGACAACAAACGCGAGGTTCGTTGTGCGTTAGAGATAGCGTACAAAGAGAGCCGATACAACGTGGACTCCTACAACAAGTCGAGTGGAGCACGTGGAGTATGGCAATTACTCTGGGCGAAACCAGATTGGTCATTACTCAAACAAACAGAAGAAGCACACAAGTATGTGCTACATCGTTATGAAACTTGGTGCGATGCGTACAGGTTCCACCAGGAAAGGAATTGGTATTAACAAATGAATCAGTCTGAATTCCTTGAAGCAGTATTTAGTCATTACGGATTGGACCTACCGCTTGGCGGTGAGAAGTCCATCCTTTGTCCTGTACATGATGACTCGCACAAATCTGCATCAGTGAATTCAGACAAGGGTGTCTGGGTATGTTACGCATGCAACGGACGTGGCTCTGGTATTCACATAGTCATGGCACGTGAACATCTAACATACCCAGAAGCCCGCAAGTGGGCAGAGAAAAACATTGGCAAAGAAACCAAGAAGCAAACACCTAGTCGTGGTCGCAAGTCCAGCGGTCGCTGGACTCCACCTAGATTGAGAGCTTCACTGTGACAACTATTATTGGTATTCAAGAACCAGACGGCTGCATCATTGCAGCCGATAGCAGAACTACAACCGAGAAGGGTCGACCTTACTCGCACCCGATTACAACTAAGATTACAAAGCGTGGCAAGTTCCTTATTGCTGGCGCTGGCACTACCCAACCATGCGACATAGTGCAGCACATATGGAAACCACCTGCCATACCAGCTAACATTAAAGACACTTATCACTTCATGATTACAACTGTGATACCAAGTATGCGTGACTGCTTGCGTGACAATGGATTTGTTCATGATGAGAAAGCTGATGAGTATGAGTTTTTATTTTTAATGGCTGTGAACGGAACCATCTATGAAGTAGATGATACGTACTCAGTCTTCCTTCGCGATGATGGCATCTATGGTTTAGGTTCTGGGTCTTCCTATGCCATAGGTGCTATCGCATCAGGTGCTAACTGGAAGAAGGCATTGCAGATTGCAGCAAAGAATGACGTGTACACTGCTCCTCCTTTCATTGTTCATAGGCAGGAGAAAAGATGAAACCAAATCAGAAACTCATAGACCTTTGGACCAAGGCTGCTAAGTCTTATCACGCTAGTCTTGCTGGCTCACCAGCTGAGGCGTACCTAGAAAAGCGTGGCATCCTAGATGGGGCTGAGAGATTCATGCTTGGCTACGTTGAAGAGGTAGCGCCTGGTCATGAGGACAGACTCAAGCACCACCTATCTATACCGTATATAACTGAGGCTGGTGTAGTTGGGTTTAAGTTCCGTCGCATTGACGATGGTGACCCTAAGTATATGATTCCTACTGGTCAGAAGCACCACCTATATAACGTAAGCGCCATCATCCATGCAGTACGTGAGGTGCTGATTGTGGAAGGAGAAATCGATGCGATATCTGCGACCCTTGCTGGTCATCCTGCTGTCGCTGTGGCTGGCGTTAATGCTTGGAAGCCTCACTTTAGCCGTTGTTTTGACGGCATTGGTCGCGTTGTTATAGCAACCGATAATGATTCTAAAGAGGATGGCTCTAACCCTGGACAAGAGTTAGCTCGTCGATTGCAAGATGCAATCCCTCAAGCTGTCCGCGTGTCGCTTCCGCCTAACAGTGACATCAATAGTATAATTGTAGACCAAGGAGCTCAAGCGTTAACTAAGTTGATTAGCGCACTGGATGAATAGAAGGGGCTCCGTTGTCTGAAGATACGACCATCCTGCAGTTCGAAGAAGATGCACAAAAAATCTACGATGAACTGTTATCAATTCTAGTAAAGAAACAAATCGACTACGGTCCATACAACATCTGGCATGCACCAGGTGGCGCAACCAATGGGCTGATGGTACGTATGTCAGACAAGCTTGAACGCTTGAAGAATCTGATATACAAAAAGATAGAGCCCAATAACGAATCTCTTGAAGATTCGTTTATTGATATGGCTAACTATGCCATCATCGCTTTAATGGTACAGCGTGGAGTGTGGGCTAAGTATGCCGAGAAACAGAAATAAAACTTACGAAGAGCAGCGCATCTCGCGCATCCGTATGTATGGGATAGATGTCCCTGACTATGAGCGTATGCTCGAAGAACAAAACGGTGGCTGTTATATCTGTGGTAAGGAACCAACAGAGAAGCGAGCTCTTGATATAGACCACGACCACAAGACTGGCAAGGTGCGTGGCTTGCTCTGCTCCGTACATAACAGAGCTCTCGGTCTGCTCAATGATGACCCAGAACTAATCGCTAAAACATTCTTATACTTGGTGAAGCAACGTGACTGAACTCGACCGCGACCATTCTATTTGGGGAATGGTAGATGACATCACCTCAAGTATAGCCTGGGGTTTATCCAAGAAGTATCATCGGTTTGCTGAGCTTGATGATATCAAGCAAGCAATGAGTGAGTACGCTTGGAAACGTAAAGACAAAGTAGCTGAGTATCTTATCCGTGAGGATGAGAATGAATTCCGTGCAGGATGCAAGGCATTCACTACGTTCATGCGTAGGGCTGGCGAGCGCTACGCTCGCAAAGAGAAGGCACGTGCGCTTGGCTTTGAGCTGGGTGATGAGTACTTCTACAAGACTGCAATGATTGAGAACCTAATCAAAGTGCTCGGCTCCGAAGATGCACACCTATCTAACCAAGTGTTGGACCCAGATGTGCATGGTGTTAAAGCTAAGAAGCAAGCAAGCGAGGGAAACAATCTCTTGGCAATGCTGTCAGATGTGGACAAGGCTATGAAGAAGCTTGACCCACGTACCGCTGGCATACTCAACTTAAGATTTGCTGCTGACTTACCGCTATCAGAGATAGCAACCGAGTGGGAGATATCTCCGCAGCGAGTAGAACAAATAGTAAACAAAGGACTAAGGGATATATCTGAATATCTCGGAGGGGCATCGCCGTACTAATGCCAACATACGAATATGAATGCAAAGATTGCAACCATAGACAGGAATATCAAATACGATTTGAAGTAGGTCCAGATTGTGAGAAATGTTTTCGAACAATGACCAGAGTGTGGACAGCACCAGGTATACAGTTCAAAGGAACTGGATGGGGAGGCAGTTATAGTGGGTAAGTCAGGCAATCCAGCTAAGCGAGCAGACCAAGTGAAGCCTGCCAATAGCACAGCTAATGACCAGATAATGGTGGTCTGGTGTGACAGCGGAACAGTGGATGGAAAGTTTATGGAAGGCGTGGTCTATACCATGTTGACCAGTGGCTTGCCTATCACTAGCGCACAGCGTGTGCAAGGTAATCAGATAGGTAGACAAAGGCAGACAGCCTTTGATGTCTGGCATAAGCAGACAGATTTTGATTGGTTGTTGTGGGTAGATAGCGACATCGTTCTTACAAACGAATCGTTGCAGAAAGTATGGAACTCTCGTCACATACAAGACAGACCTATCATTAGCGGAACTTACTTCATCTCCAAGCAGATGGAGTCTTCAATCATGGAGCCATACCCAGCTGTGTTCATGGCACATGAAGATGATAAGTACCTTATGACTTATGTACATCCGCTACCACCTAACGCATTGATGAAGGTGGACTACGCTGGGTTTGGATTCTTGCTTATGCATCGGTCAGTGGCTGACAAGATGCGTAAGTTTCATGGTGATATCTCATTCTTTATTGAGTCTATGGATGAGGCGAACCGAGAAAAAGATACATTCATTGGTGAGGACATCCAGTTCTTTATGAAGATGAAAGAGGCTGGCATTCCACTTCATGTTCACACTGGTGCGACAGTCAAACACATGAAGAGATTTGCATTCGATGAAGAGTTCTATAAGTTGTACTGGATTACGATGGCTAACTCACAGGTGCAGGCGCGAAAAGAAAAAGAGGCGGAGGCACAAGCCCCCGCCCCTGATACTTCTAGTTCAAACTGACACGAGAGAAGAACTCTCGCTGCGCTTGGTCAGCACTTCTGCATAGGTAGTACATCTCATCTGCACCACGACGCTTACCAATTCTGTAAGCAACGTATGCAATGCATGCACCTAGTAGTACAGTCAGCATCACTTACCTCCCATTCTTTCTAAAAATTTTTCTGGTAGTTCCATTCGGCAGACTGCAGCCTTACCTCCCCCATCAGGGGAGGCAAGGTGCTTGACGAACTTCTCAGCCTGCAGTTTGGTACTGAACTCACCCCACGCCTGAACAGGAGCCCATGACGCTAGCTGTGCTACGAGTACGTAGGATTCACGCTTGCCTCTTGATTCATCAAGAGCCTCGATGATTTCCACCGCAAGTTCCGCAGCACTTTCGGAGTTAGTATTGTCAGGGTCAAGCAAGTTGGCTACCAACTTGACCTCAGTTGGACGTGGACGTGGCATCAGTACCCCTTAGAACAGGCAACAAACAACTTGTGTTTATCAAGTTGGTCATGCAGTTCTTGTGGTGTCTTGCCTGCAATCTCTGCATTGCAGAGTTCACAGTAGTGGATGAACCATCCGTCTATGTACTTGACCCAAGTGTCATACACTTTCATTTCTTTTCCTTTCTTACTTTGTGATGTCGATAATACAGTTCACATACCTCACCATCAACTGCGTGGTAATGAACGTGTGCTCCTGCCATGAACTGGACTTCGTCCTTGTCATCGCCTGAGCCAGCGGTGTCGTGATACCCGCAGTACCAAGACCAGCCAGCCTTAGGTACTACGAGTAGCGTGGCATTGTTTGTTTCTAGTACGTGATTAGTCTTGAGTTTTCCCATCGTCTTCCTCTGGTGCATAGATGATTACATCTGTAATCAATCCTTCTGCTTCCTCGTGCAGTTCCTGCTCAATAAGAGCAGGTTCATTGTTCTTCTGCGAGTAGATATGTAGGTAATCCAGTGCTTTGAGTATGTACTGCGCCACTCGTGGCTTGAGTGGCGGTTGCACATACGACTGGTCAAGGTACTTGCTTAGCGGGTTTGTCATTACGCCTCCTTACTTGCTAATCATTTGGACTACATCAAGAGCTTTGCTCTTGAGTCGGTCATACTTGCCAGCGATTACTCGCTCTGCACGAGTAGCCTCTGACTTGTGTGAGTTCCAGTCGAGGTACTCGACGATTGCTTGGAACGCACCGAACTTAGTACCTCGGATATTCTCCTGTGTGCTGGAGTTCTGGTAGATGTTGAGTGCTGTGTTGCGTGAGTCCATCACTCGGTTGTATGTACGGCGCTCGCCAGTGGTGAGTTTGTTGTACGGAGTATGCTCAATAGTAGATGGCAGCGTCCACATTCTGCGGAAGATTCCTTCTACTTGGTAATCAGATACTGATTCGTTGAGTAACTTATCTGCAATGACTTCGTATGTTTCGATGCCAGTGTAGATTACCTCAAGCATGGTACGCATCTGCTCCACTTGTAACCTAGCGTTAGTGGTGTGGTGCAAGGAATACTTTGTATCCTTGCGGAAGATGCCACTGATTTGGTTAGAGCAGAAGAGTCTGTTGACCAGTGGACTAACACCTAACGAGCAGGAACCATCGTGTGATGTGCGAGCTAGTAGGTATGCAGCATGTGGGTCATTAGCAATCTTGACCTCACGAGGTAGTTCAAGGAGCATCCAGACTTGAGCACCACCACGCAGTTCACCTGCGTTGGCATAGCGTGCTTCGCCTGAGTCGACCAGTGCATCCAGTGCGGAGAACATCTCACCATTCTGGAATACCTTGTAACGTGAGCCGACAGTACCTAGTACTGACTGGCTACCATCCTTGTTAGTACGGACAGTGCCGAATGTGTCTGGCACTTCGAGTCTACTGACTCCATTATCACTGACAGAGATAGCCTCTAGTTCAGCGAGAGATACATGCCAGTCAAGACCTGCTTGCTGGGCTGCATCTTGTGCGGATGTTGCGGTTACTGCTGAGCCAGCGATTGACGCTGACATTCTGCGTGTTGTTGTCATGTGTATTCCTTTCGTTTGTTGGTTGGTTGGGAGGAAGTATCTCACGAACGTTTGTCGAAGTCAACAATTGCTTCGGAGAGTTGGTCATGGTAATGACCCATCGAGCAGGCTAGCTCGCCTGTCTGTGACCAGTACGCCCACCATGTTACGAATGGGTGGTACTGGGATTGTGTGTATAGACAGAGGACAATCCAGCCATCGCCGATTGTCTTCTTGATATCGAGGATGACTGCGCCGTTAGCGCAGACATCACCTCGCTTCGGGGTAGATACAATTACGTCTGTCATGTGTGCTCCTTTACTGTTCTTCTACGCTGATAACACGAGTGTCTTCAACATAGACTTCGGATACTTCTGCTTCACCATCGTAGGTAACGATGTCATCACTGATGTCAAGCCCGATTGAATCTGCGATTGACTGAGCATCATCAGGTGATGCCTTGTAATCAACGGTGACACGAACTTTGAACTCAACCCATGCTTGGTATTCCTTCTGGAATGTGAGAGGGTTGCTGAATACAGTAGCGAGGATGTCGCTTAGTTCACTGAAAGTGATGGTGTCTTCTGGTGTGTACTCATTGTCCTCGATAACGCTGTGGATTTCTGAGTACAAGTTGCGAACAAGTTGGCGTTCACGATAGAGGCTATCGCGAAGTGTGTTGATTTGTGCTTCGAGCGTAGAGATTTGCTCTTTGATTTCGTCGACGGCTACCTTTGGTGACTCATCAACGGATGTTACTGGGTCTATCATTGTCATTTGGTGTTGCTCCTTTCGGTTGGGTTTGGTTTTGCTTCGTATAAATAAGCACATCTTTGATGTGCTATCTTGATTACGTGCGTGGTTAGTCATTGCTTTCGTCTGGCTCATCAACTTCGTTGATATCCGTTACTAACTTATTGTCCTTGAGGTACTCAAGTACAAGTTCATCGGTTGTTTCATAGTCGATACCGAAGAAGTGGTCGCCCATGTTTACATCCCACCCATCCTTGACCATGCGGTCGAAGGCTTCTTCCTTAGTGGATGTGAGTACTAAGTCCCAGTCATCTGGTCTTTGATAGTACATATCTAGTGCTTGCCATATGGCAAGGTCTTGCATACCACGTCTGTGGTATTGGCTTGTGTAATTGGATAGCGTAGTTTCTACCTGCGCTATCAAGAATGATGCTTCCATGTTTTCTCCTATCTCTTTGAGATGCTGAATCGAATGTCGGACTTACCATCTACACATAGACGGCACACCGCACAGGCTCCACCCTTTTCGGAGATGAGTGGAATCCGCTTGAGTTGTTCGGGACATGAGGCTCCCGCCTTGCCTGTCATGCCAAGCATTGCTTGCTTGGCTTGAGCGAATGTGTCTGATAGGTATGCAATCTTCACACCTTCAGGCGCAGACTCCCAGTTCTCGTTGTCTGCTGAGTAGTACAGCGAGAGGTTGTCAATACCACGTAACGCACGAGCTGCGTGTGGGTTACGTGTGTACACCCAGAACTGTACGTCTGGATGATTCTCGATTGTTACTTTCCATGCCCATGTATAGTCATCGGAGAAGAAATCACCATCCCAATGGATGCGGAAT